GACCGTCTTGTACTTGGTCTGGTTCTCGGACACCGCCTCGATCACGGCGGCCCCGGTGGGCCAGTCCTCGACGTACACCACGTCCAGGTTGGGGTCATCGCTGTACTCCTTATCGAGCACACTGGACCCGTCCTCGATGGCCAGGAACAGTACCGGTGCCAGCTCGGGAACCTTGGCGGCCGAGGCAGCGAGCGAGGTCTTGCCGACGCCCTTCTTGCCGTAGATGATGGCGCTGAACTTCTCGGACATCGGGCGGGGCCGCTCGACCTGGATGCCGATGCTGCCGAGGTCGAACAGTGCCGGCACCGGTGCCGCTGCGGCCTTCTTCGCCTTCTTGACTACCGGCTTGCCTTCCTCGGCCTCTGCCTGCTCAGCCAGCTTGGCCAGTGCCGCGTCGGCCTCGGCCAGCTCGACTGCTTCCTGTTCTTCGACTGTGGTTGTCATGGGGTTCTCCTTATTTGAGGGTTTCGTTGTAGAGGGTGAGGTCTCCACGGCCGACCGTGGAGCAGGTGTAGCAGTCATCGTCATCTGAGGGGATTTCATCGAGCTGGCCGGCCTGGACCATTTCCCAGATCATTTCCGTCCGGGCCAGCGCCTTCTCCACCAGCTCGGGCTGGTAGGGCTCCACCCAGTGGATGACATCCCGGATGTCGTTGGAGTGGCGCGGGAGGAAGATGATTCGGCACCGCTCGACGTGGTGGCCCTGCTTGATGAGGCCGTAGGCGTACAGCTGCTGCTGGTAGCGGTACTGGTTGCTCGGCCCCCACTTGGCCGCTTCCTCCAGGTTGCCCTGCATGAGGAACTTGCGGCGCTTGGCCAGTGCGAGAGTGAGCTTGTCGTAGGACCACTTCCCCGGGAACTTGTAGTCACCGGTCTCCCCGAAGGCCGGGGTGTAGATGTCCAGGTGGCCGTTGATGTTCCCGTAGGTGGGGAGGGTGATGGTGTGGACCTTGTGCTCGCGCAGCGTCTCCAGCGGCTCCCCGGTGACCGGGTGCTGGAGCACGAGGTTCTGTTCGAGCCAGTAGTGTGCCATGGTCCCGATCCAGGCGGCGTAGCCGAAGCCATCGCCCCGGCCCGGCATGTTCTCCACGAGCTTGGCCGCCATGGTATAGCCGACACAGTAGGCGCAGCCCCCGATTTCCGAGGGGCCGATCTTGACCTGCTTGTCGCGCTCGGACTGGCGGGTGAAGCCAGCGGTGAAGGCTGCCTGCGCCTGCTCCTCGGTGAACACCTCCAATGCTGTGGTGGTCATGCTGCTGGCCTCAATCCTGGTGTGTTGATGTATGGGTCATTGGCCCAGTTCTTGAATACGGTGCGCTCGGCCGGCGTCATGCCGGCGAGGATGGCGTGCTGGTCTTCGGTCTCCAAAGCGAACTCCAGGCACTCGGAGACCAGCGGGCAGCGGTGGCACACCTCCTTGGCCTGCCTGATCTGGAAGGTGTGGGTGTCACCCCAACCGTCCGGGAAGAACAGCTCGGGGTCACCGATGGTGACGCAGGGCGGTGGTTCATCTGCGAGCTTCTGGAGGAACGCCTTGGACTTGCTCATGCTGCGATGCCGGCTTCCAGGGGCCGGAGGGTGGCCACGAACTTGTCCACTTCCTCCTTGCTGCCGAGGTTGGTGTCGTGTGCCACGATCGCGCCGTCCCCGGACGGGAACACCCACGCCTGCACCTTGGGAAACCGTCCTCCCATGTCGAGTACGAGCTGCAGTCGTTCGCCCTCCCTCAGCAGTGGGCTGACGACGTTGTGGGCGTAGCGGGCGAGCCAGAAGATGTCGTTGGGGTTCACGGCTGCACCATCCCCAGGAGGAGTTCGGCGTTGGGGACACGGAATATGGCCGAGAGGTGCAGCTTCTCGAACTTGCTGCCCTTGAAGATGGAGATGAGGCTCCAGTAGTGGTCAGCGGTCCAGTCATGCTGGGGGATCAGGCCGAGAGCTTCCTCGGTGTTGGGGTGGGCCTGCCAGATGGTGACGCCCTCGTTCTGGGCCTCGACACCGATCTGGGCCAGCTTCATCTCCCACTCGCTGGCGAAGGCGGTGTACTCCTCCATCTCCTCATCGGTCATCTGGACCTGTGCGGCCTCTGCTTCGGGCTGGCCGAGCTTTTCGCCCTCGAAGATGGCCCATGCTTGGGCTTGGGTAACGCTCACGGTGTGCTCCTGATTTACTGGCGTGTGGGTAAAAAGTAGGTATCGAGTAAGGTGCCGGCGGACTAGACGTTTGTGTTGGGCTTCAGCTCCAGCGAGTAGCCCTGGGGGGACTGCATGGCCTCGTACTGGGCCGGGGTAACCTTGGCCTTGACCAAGGTGCCGGAGATGGTGCTGCACTCCGCGATGAGCTTCTTGGTCAGCTGGGCCTTGGCCAGCTCGGGATCGAATCGCTTTGTCTCCTTGATGATGGTGCGGACGACGCCGATGGCCTTGGTGTCCTTGTCGAGCTTGCCGGCCTTCTCCAGCGCATCCTTCAGGCGCTTCTTGGCCGCGTCCTTCTTGGCCTCGGCTGCCTTGAACTCCATGTCGGCTTCGAGTGCTTCCTCGGCCAGAGCCTCCAGCTCGGCTTCGAGGAGTTCTTCCTTGGTCTTGCCGCTCAGGCTGAGCTTGGCGGGGGCAGAGGTTCCGGTGTTCAGTGCCATGGTGTGCTCCTTGCTGTGTGTGGTGTGTATTTCTGAACTGCTACATGACCAACCTATAGACCCTCGCATACAAGTGTCAAGACTTTTTCAGAGATTCGTTGTAAGCGGTCTCGGCCACCCTGCATTTGAAGCAGGGCTTCTCGCCCTTGGCCCGGTGCCGCTTGGCCGCCGCGTTGGTGCCGCAGGGCTGCAGCCGCCGACCGGTGCCGGGGTTGCCGCGCTTACCCTCCCGGCGGTAGTGCTTGTGGGACTCCCTGCAGAGCGGGCAAGGTTCCTCCCCGCGCCGCCTGTGTGCCTCCCTGCCTGATGGCCCGTACCGCCCGTTGCAGCCGAGCGGGCGGGCCATCGGGTCATGGCTGAGCAGCCAGTTCTTGTGGGGCTTCTTGGCCGCTGCCATTGCTACCTGTGGTCACCGCTGCCCTGCAGGACGCCCCGGGCCTTGCGGTCTGCGAGCTTGTTGAGGTTGGCGCTCATCACCGCGTAGCGGGTGGTCTCGTACTTGTGGCAGAGGGCATCCATCAGCCAGAGCAGGCGGAACAAATGGAAGGTGATCTTATCCTTATGGGCCTGCTCCACAAACCCCTCGTTGTCTCGAATGGCCTTCTTCAGGATGCCCGCCATAGCTGAGGCTTCGGCCACAATTTGAAGCATGATGGCCATATTGCCCGAGGGGTAGATGCTGAACAGTGGGTGAACGGTCTCTTCCCGAAAGGTGGCCACGGTCTGCAGAGGGAGCTTCAGCGCGTCCGCGATAGCGGCGGCGTACCAGAAGCAGTCCCCAAGCTCGGCCAGCACCTCATCGGGCATGGTGGTGAAGTAAGCGGTGCCCAGCTCGCCCACCTCGGAGCAGAGGCCGAGGATGGTGTAGTCCAGCTCGCGGGAGAGCGGGTAGATGGCGGTGGTGAGGGCCTGCTGCTGGTATTCGTTCCAAGTAATCATGCTGCTGTTTCCATTTCTTCGATGGGGTTGAAACTTGCGTCCAGTTGGGCTTGGTCTGCTTCGAGCTTGCCCAGCTGCTTGGTCTCGATGGTCTCGGGGGCCAGGAACAGATACCGCTGCACCGGCTTGGTTTGGCCGGGCCGCGAGAGCCGGCCCTTGGCCTGGTGATTGAGCAGGCGGTTGTCATCGAGCGAGACCCAGAACTCGATGTGGCACACGAGCTGGAGCCCGTCCGTGCCCTCGGAGACGGTGGGGATGCTGGAGACCATGATGTCGAACTCGGTGCCGAAGTTCTCCAGCTTCCACTCGCGCTCATCCTTGGACATGCCGCCGACAAACTGCCGGGCCTCGAAGCCCTTGGCCTGCAGGCGCATGGTCAGCATGGTGGCGAACTTGCGGCTGTGGGTGAAGATCAGGACCGGCACCGGCCCGGCTGCGTGGAGGTCATTCAGTACCTCGATGATGCGGTCTGCCTTGGAGGACTTGGCATCCTCCTCGAAGTAGACGACATCGCCCCAGACCTTATCCCAGAGCCCTGTCTCCTTGTCCTGCACCCTGATCCAATCCTGCTTGATCGAGGGGACGGCCAGCGCGATTTCCCTCAGCCGGATACGCATGACGGCCGGCAGATCAGCCACGAGCGGGTCATCGCCCAGCCATACGATGGCCTCCTCCTCGAACTTGTCATAGACCTTGCGCTGGTACGGGGTCAGCTCGCACTCAATTTCGTGGATGATGGGCTCATCCTGGTACGGGGAGGGGAAGTAGGACTTGGACGGCAGTGATGCCCAGACCGAGCCCGGCACACGTTCACCTTCCACCTTCTTGCCGGAGTGCTTGTCCAGACTGGCGTGCATGTACTGGGTGACCCAGTTCCAGAAGCTGTCGTTCTTGCCGGTGACCTCATCGTTGCGGTGCCAGAGCCACCGGACGGTGGCCCACGCGCCCTGGATGTGGTTGCCCCACGGGGTGGCGGACAGGGCCAGCTTGTACTCGGCCTTCACGGTGGTCATGACCGAGGCGTGGGTGCCGGCGCGGCGGTTCTGCTGGCGGTGGACCTCATCGTCAATGACGAACTGCAGCGGCATGTTGGACCAGTCGAACATCCTGAAGCGCTCCCAGCCGATCAGGTACACGCCCGGCATCCGGGAGGCCAACGTCTCGAAGTTGAGCTTGCCCTGCTTGCTGGAGTCGATCACCAAGGGCTCGACGGCCCCGCGTGACTGCCGGAGGAACGTGGTCTTCCAGCCCTTGAACGTGTTGATGGGGGCCACCACCAGCGTGAACTCGGCCTTGGACCGGAGCACGGACTCGACGCCCACGAGGGTCTTGCCGGACCCGACCTCGCCTCGGCAGAGGTGGCTCTTGTGTGCCAGCACCTCCTCGATGGCCTCCTCCTGCTCGGGGCGGGGGATCATGGGCGGTTTGAGGTCACTCATGGCCATAGACCTTGCTCCAGTCCACATCGCAAGTGCAGCCTGCCACCGTGCCCGAGCAGGCCCAGCAACCGTTGCAGGCGCATGTGTACGTCAGCCCATCCCAGGTGCCTGGGGATGCCGGGTCACCCTTCTGGATCAGTGGCTCCGGTTTCACCTCCTTCACCGGCTGGTGGACCTGCAGGCTGCCGAACCACTCGATGGTGGTGCTCATGCTGGCACCACCTTGGCGAGCACCCAGTCCTCGATCTGGCGCTCCCCGTGGTTGTCCTTGCCCTCAATCTTCCGGTCGATGGACTTCCACATGGGTGAGTAGGTATCAGCGGCCCACCTGCTGGTAGAGCCTCGCTGGCGGGTGAGGACAACGCCCTCGGGGAACTCGATGCCCCGGACCTTCTTGGCGATGATGACGGTGCCATAGTCCTCGGGGAACACCGGCTTGGGCCGGTCGATGAGGTAGTAGGAAGCTCCTACAATCATCTGCGCGTCGGCAGTGTGCTCATCAAGGGTGAACTCGACATAGGTCCAGCCCTTACTCACCCGCAGCTCCGCGAGAACGGTGTCGCCGGGCTGTACGTCGTTCCAGTCGATGCGTGGGTAATCGATCTTCATGCCGTCACACCCAACTGGGTGCAGAGGCGGTTGGTCAGGAGGATGACGCAGTGGTCGATGGTCATGTCCGCGCCGCGCTGGAGGGCTGCCCGGTTCTCATCGGTGTTGGCGATGTCATACCAGTGCATGAGGTCCACAGTCTCGGTCTCACGGGCCTGATCGAAGGAGGCGTGCAGCTGTGTGAAGTCGTGCTCGGGGATGTCGGTCTCCAGTGCCCATGCCAGCCAGAGGCGGGCGGGCGTCTCGCCGTTGTCCAGCGACATGGCGCCGGCGTAGCGGACCATCAGGCCGATGCGCTCCTTGGTCAGCGAACCGATCAGCTCATCAGACGGGGTGAGTGCGTGGACCTTTGCGGAAAGGGTGGCGATGCTCATTCTGTGCTCCTGCTTGGTTGGTGTTGTGGGTGTGGTGGTTATGCTGCGGCTTTGAGGCTCTGGGGCTGCTGCCAGTCCCTGCGGTGTCCGGGGTAGTGATGCCAGCCCTTGCCGGCGTAGGAGCCGATGCGGACCACATCATCGGTGGCGATGCAGTGCCACTCTCCTTTGAGCCAGTAGCGGCCCGCCGGCATCTCGCAGTGGCATTTCGGCAGCGGCGGGAGGAGCTTGGCGGGGAGAGCGGGGACAAGATGAAGGTGAGACATTTTGAGACCTTCCTGCGTCATTGCTGGATGAATCGGATGATGTGGGGCATGGCCCACGCCGTGTACCCGTAGAGGGTGGTCATCGTTGACAGGGCGAGGGAGAGGTAGACCATGTGCTTCCCGTCCTGGTGCGGCATCCTCGGCATTGCTCCCCCTGTGTGGTGTAGGTGTGTAGGTTTTTGTGGATACAGATGAGACTACACACCTACGGGCGAGGGTGCAATACCCTGCGGACACGAAAAAGGGCCGGCTGCTAAGCAACCGGCCCTTCCCCCAACGGGAGTCAGATCACCATGTCCAGTACCTCGATGTCCTGGACAAAGTGGCCCATCCCGTGGGATGCCACCCTCTCGGACTCCTGCAGCACAATATACCCATCCCCGAGGTCATCCACGATAGTGGCTGTGTCCTCAACGAGCTGATGCCCGCTTGCAGATGGAGAGACCCATACTGGCTGGCCTGCCTGGAAACGCTTCCTCACTACTTCTGCCCCCGCATTTTTCATCTAAGGAGGGATACCTCCAGCCTGACCCCCAACGCATCTGCATAACGTTCAAGAGTGCTTATCTTTGGTTCCCGCTGCTTGTACTCGATTATCTGAACGAAGTTGGAGTGAACCCCCATCCTCTCCGCAACTGTTTTCTGGGTGAGACCCTGCCGAAGACGCTCCTTGGTAAGAGCTTCAACCACTTGCTGTGACAACATCGTATGTTCCTTTACGCCAAATTGGTAGGGAATTGAGCCTTTTTAATGGATGTGTGACTTGATTCTAAGAAAAATATTTAGTAAGCCAGCTTGCTACTGACCATTGCCATGTGGTTGCCACAGGATTGGCACAAGATTGCCCAAGCCTCTTGACATCCGGCTACGGATTGCTCACTGCCAGTGCGGTTGAAATGACGGTCCCGAGGGTGAGCCAGAAGGTGGCCATCATCCAGGCAGGGTGTGCGCCGCCGAGCGCAAAGACCCAGAAGCTGATGGTTGCAGCTGCGCCCAGCACCCACGCGATGCGGTGGAAGATGGTGCGGGTCATTCGCCGGCCCGGTAAGGGTTCTCAGGCTCATCGGGAGCGAACCACTTGGCGGCTTTATCGCCCCAGTCCTTACCTGCGTCGTAGCCTTCCTCCCATGCCTCCTCCAGCATGTGAGGGGCTGCCGCTTCGAGGGCGGCCCGCGCGTCTCTGACCAACTGATCCTGCATGAACGTTGGCAGGTTATCCCAGCCGCCGACATGGTTGCCCGCAGCAAGTATGGCTCGCGCCGCCGCTTCGACAGCTTCTTCCGGGATCATGCTGCTGCTTCTCCTGTGGTCTTGGTCTGGCCGTAGCGGGCGAAAATCTGGGCGTCGGTGGGCTCGAAGTCCGGGACGGGCTCCCCGCAGTCAGCGCAGTGGCCGGTGCTGTAGACCTCGGTGTGCTGGCACAGCTCCTGCTCGGGGTCTTCGGCGTCGATGCCCGAGGGGGTGAGCCCCCGCTTGTGGGCCTCCGAGCCCTTGTGCAGCTCCTTCTCGGCCTCCACGGGGTTGTCCCCGGCCCAGTCTGCCCAGTCTCCGGTCCAGCTCATGGTGTGCTCCTTGCTCTTGTGGTTGGTGGTTATGCTCTGACAGTACACTCGTGCCCGAGGGTGTGCAAGCTTTATTTTTTCGACCCCGGTGTACCAACCTAGTAACCCCGGATACGAGAGAAGCCCCTCACACGCTGGGAGCATGAGGGGCTTCTCGGTATTGAGGAGGCTAGGAAGCTGCGGGGTGCTCCTCCAGCCTGGCCATGAGCAGGTCTGCCTGCTTGGTGATGAGGTCGGAGTCAGTGGAGTCGTAGTAGGACTTGTCTCCATCCAGGAACTCGTTGTGTGGGCCGCAGATGAAGTAGACGCCGCCTCGGCGTTCACGCTTCACGAGGGTCATGTCGTCCGAGATGTACCAGCCGGCCAGCTCGGGGTCCGAGTCGCGGAGCCAGTTGACGTGACCGTAGAGTTCTTCCGATGCAGCTGCTGCCTTGCGCTTACCTGCAGCCTTCAACACCTCCACCGGACTGTTCTCGTTGACGCTCTCAGGGAGCCGGCCCTCGGCCGCCAGGCGCTTGCGCAGGTCATAAATCCAGACCGTGTTGCGCGAGCCCAGCTCTCGAAGGACCCTCTGGCCGGACCAGCCGAGACCGCCCGATTCCTCGGTGGCCATGGCGTCCATGACTGCCCTGTCACGGGCCTCCTGGAGTTCCTTCTTCTCCTTGGACCACTTCTCTGCGAACTGAGTGTTGAGGTCGATGTTCTTCAGCCTCAGCCGCTCTATTTCGGCGTTGTTGGCTTCAATCTCCTCATCGACCAGCTTGCGTGCTTTTGCCCTATCAGCGGCGAACCCCCTCCACCTGTTGTGTAACTCAATCATGCTGCTCATGGTGCTCCTTGTATGTTTGTGTGTAACTCCTTGGTAGTGCCGTGTGTAGATACTTTCATAGAGTATGAGACTTATCAATAGGCAGTTTCGGTATGCCTAACGACAGAGACTAGACAATCACTTTCGTGGGTAAGTAATCGGTTTTTGTCGATTGAGTGGAATTTTTCAAGGGGGGTGTACCCCTCTAGTGGCTATCGCACTGCATGACTTCAGCCATCTGCACCCGCGTGAAGCCGGCCTCAGCCGCTTTGCCCATTGCCTCATAGAGAACCGAAGTGGCTTGGTAGGAGATGGGTGCATACTTGGCGTTGATGCCGTCGATGGCAGCCTGGACAGCCGCGTCAATCTCATCATTGATCTTCTCGACGGCCCTGTGTGCCCGGTCCACATTGAGCAGGGCGTTCTCATCCAGGTTGGTGAAGTCTGCTACCTCGCTCATGCGCTCTGGACCTTTCGGATGGCCGAGTTCAGTGCCTCGGAAAGTGGTTCGGAGTTCAGATCGTAGATGGCCTCCTCGGGCACACCTGCTCGGAAAGCGAGGTACGCAGCTGCCTCCAGCTCGGCTGCGATTGCTGCTTCCTCGGCGGTCCAGCCCCTGATGGCTGCTTCCTTGGCGTGGATGAGAGCGAGTTTGCGGACCAGCATGTCATCTGCCAGGGCGTCGAGGTCTTTGAGGATGACCGAGTGGATGGCCACATCGCCATCTGCGAGCTCTGCGCCGGTGAGGATGTTCTTGACCTCCTCCCTGACCTCCTCCACGTTGTTCGAGATGTAGCGCTTCCTGCGGGCCGCTGCGATGTCTGTGACGTTGTTCATGGTGACTCCCCATTGGTCTGTGTGTTGGTGGTACCCCTGTAGCTTGCCACAGATAAACAGGAACGTACATACCCTTGCTTGATTTTCTTGACCGAATCTTGACGGAAATTTTGGCCCGGCCGAGGTCCAGCCCCGGAATTTTCCCGGGAGGGTTCTTTACCTGCTTTTGCCGGAATCGCAATCGGCCTCTGGCCGGCTCGGCAGTGGTCCTGGAGGCCTCGGGCCTATGTGGGAGTGGGCTCTCAGCCTAGCACCGGCCGGCCCTGCTGAATCGTTATAAACCGCGTCCTGACAGGGCTCTGGATAGCTATGCAGACATGCCGGAGCGGGTATGTAAGTAGCTAAAAAATGGTGTTGACACTACTAAACGAGTGCTCCAGAGTTGACCCATAAGCACAGGCACCACACAAACGAAAGCAGGCAAACAAAATGACTTCACTGACTGACTACATCAACCGCCGGGGCACCAAAGCAGCTGCACCGGCCCCCGCCGCTACCCCTGTAGCGGCAGACCCTGACAGCACCACGCGGGCCGCGTGGGGTATCTCCCAAGAGGCATGGCAGAGCATGAAAGACCTTGATCGCGTCTGGCACCGGTGGAACGTCACCAAAGCCCCGTTTTTCAAGGCGTAGGGCCATGGAACCTAAGACAGTGGACTACACGCCGGAATTGTTCGCAGATGTTACGGCAAACATGCTGGACTACATGCAAACGGGCTGGACAGTTTGTGGAGCTGAAGACCCTGCCGTTATCACCATCTCACGGGAGTTTGGAGAGCTGCACCCTGATCTGAAGGGTTACAGCGTGGTAAGGGTAATAGATCGGTACGTCAACTCCAATAAGTCAGCTACCCTCCTGGAATTTTCCAATAAGGAAATGACCGATGCTGAATACTCGCAATACGATGAAATAACAGGGGAGTAGGACCATGGAATATGGGGCCCAAATCCCGGGCTCTGGAGTCGTCTATTTCAAGGGACCACTCCAGACAGTGGCGGCATGGATCGCGGAATATTCAGCAGCTACCCCGCTCCAGCTAGTGCAGCGTACAGCCGGCGACATTCCGGGGCACTGGAGCGCGGCGCTATGAGCGAATTTAGCGAATATGCGTACAGCGCCGATACTCTCGACTCCGCTAAATCGTGCTCTTGCTCTCATTGTAGAAGTGAAGGGCGTTATGAGCAGGATTCAAGCTGTATTTGGTACAGCCAGCCGGTAAGTGAGCCGCTAACCGTAGTAAACCGCGCCCGTAGAAACGTGGCCTAAGTGAGCAGCGCAGCTACCCGGGCCGCTAAAAGGGACTTTTGGACTAATCCCATCACAACTCGAATTTGCCGGCGCATCGAATACTCGCTAGGAATAGCGGGAATGCTGGCAGTAATGACAATCGGTTCACTCAACTTTTAGGGACAAAACAATGTACTTTTACACTAACGGGAAAGAATCGCCGTTCAATGCAGTTTCCCCTACACTCAACACGCCGACGCCTAAGAGCACGCATAAAATCACAATTCCGGGAACAAAGTTCATTGCCCATGTTTCCAGCCTTGAAGCAGCAAATAAGCTGGCGGCTCAACTCGGTAAGACTTACATTCCCACCAGGCCGGGCACTAGGCGCACAAAAGCCGTGGCCGTCATAACGAATCTTGAAGCCGATACCAACTCTCTGAAAGTAGCGTGAAATAAAATGGCAATTGCAACGGCAGATATGCGGCACGGTATGAAAGTTTCCCTTGAATCCGGGGAATGGGAAGTGCTCGACCGGCATCCCCTAAATCGGACATGGTGGCTCCACCGCTGGAATGCAGCAGGGGGATGGGAAACTGAATATGCCCACGAGGATTACATGACGGCAGTTAGCGAACTGTCTCCAGCCATTACCGAACGGGAAAAATGGGGCCGCGCCCCGTTCAACACTGCCAACACAAAGACCGGTGTCCCGGATCGCAAAATGGGCTATGCCCTGGGCAAGTGGGGAGCCCATAAGCCGGCGGGTAATTACGGCTGGACGGTAACCCATCTCCCTACCGGCTTTAGTGTCCCCACAGACAAAATCATCGGCTATCGCTCCACTATCGGGGAAGTTCGCGCCGTGATTGAAATGCTGGCATCCCATGACTTCCCCACGCTGGACCGCTTGCCGTTCGGCCAAACTCCGCCCTCTGAAGCACGGCCCGAGCTGGAGCGTCTGAAGTCCCTGCTGTCTACCCCGATACTCCAGGAGGCGTAAGCCATGAGCCGACCGCGTGCCAATAACAACGATTGGCTCACCGATAATGCTTGGGGCATTTATGACGCCGGCGCATTCCACATCAACGACGCCGATAAATGGCATCTCGTTTCCAGCTTCCCTACCGGCCTTAGTGTCCGTGGCAAGTGTGGAGTAGTGGCATCCACAACAGACTACGCGGATGAAACTAGGCGCCGTGCAACGTGGGCAGGTGGCTATATCGGCACATTGTGCCCAAGCTGCGGAAATACCTTGCCCTGGCAGGAACGTAAGAGGCTTGAACAAGTCAGCAAGGGACAGGAGGGCTAGCCCATGTTGCCCAAACTCAAACATATAGCCGTAGCCTGTTTCGCTCTCATCTGTTTCATGGGGCCGCTGATGGGGTAACCGCCGGCCTAGCAGCTCGAAAACTAATTTTAGGAAAGGGGTATACACTCGCTCGCATGTGTGTTTAGATAGTCATGTACTCGAAAACAACCAGGAGAAAAAATGAAAACTGTTGCCGAAAGACTCGCAGCTACCTATTCCAGCAACGGATATAGTGCAACGGCTACAGAAATAGCGCCGGACATGTACCTAGTGGAGTTCAACAATGGTGAGACTTTCGACAGCATCACTCTGAAAGCAACCGTACTACCGAGAGGAGGTCTAAATATCTCACGTATCCGCAACTAGGAGGCTTTACCCTCCCACCTAGAGCCCCCACTAGGTGGGAGGGTATGGAACCCTAGCCAACACAAACCAGGAGCAACCATGAAAACTCTTACCATTGCTGTACTCGCATTGCTGGCCCTCTGCACCACGCCGGCCCCTCAGCAGCTCGCACCGTGTGCCACGGAAGACAGCACGGGATGCTATTGGGACGCCTCGCACCGTGGCAACATGCAAGGGCAGAGCTTTTACACCACAGACGCCGGCGTAACCGTCTACCTTCCCTAGTCCACTCACCAAACACCACATTCCAGGAGCAAACAAAATGAAACTTGACCCGATCATTCTCCCCATCGTCACAGCAGCGCTGGAGGCAGGTTTTACGGCCTACGCCCCCAAGGAAACAACGCTCCAGCGCGCGGCCGGCTTTGTGTATGTGTGCTTGGATACGGACGGCCCATATGCAGCGGTCCAAGTGCCTACCCATCGATGGGAAGATGCTTCCCTAGACGTGCCGATCAAGCCCAGCCGTGAGTATGGCAGTTCCGTGCTAGTGGACTATGACGGCACTGTTTCCGGTGCTGTGGAGTCATTGCGCAAGGCTTGCCAAGAGCCTAACGTCACTGTCCGTTTTGTTGCCAAGCGCGGGCAAGCTGCACCTGTAGTCCCAAACTACGGACGCAAGGTGATCGAAACATGGCCCGGAGGCCCGGAGCGATTCCAGCAACTCACACTTTCAGATCTGGAGGCGTAGCCATGGGCACAGAACAGGACGCCCCCACTGGGCTCACCGGTCTAGACCCTATCCCCTACGGCGAACGGCGTTGGAACGGCGTAGTTTGGCCGGCCGTCCAGGTAGATGCCTATAACAGGGAGCTCGCCCGGATCGCTGACAGGCACCGCGCTGGCTATGACACTCAACACCTAATCGACGGGCTCTATAACCTGGCGGCCGGATTTGATGAGGCAGGCAAGCAGGTAAGGGAAGTGCAGACAGGCCAGCGCGTCACCACAAAGGACGGCCCCGGATACGTCTACTCGATAGAGCATGACTGGGCCGCTGTAGTCCTAGACAAACATGCTCACCGCAACAATGCCCCGATTTACTGGGCCAAACTTTCAGAGCTCCAGGAGGGCTAAGCCATGGGCACACAAACTAAGGGCGCGCGTTGCTCTTGCTCCCACCATGGGGACGGTAGCGTAACCACGATGCTCTGCCCCTCCCACGCTGAAACGGACCCTTGCACCACGATGGCCAGCGTTACGGGCAAACGCCGAAAGGGCACCATTGCAATGGGCACTTGCACTAACTGTGGATGGGGGAAGCCCTGCCAACATGTTTGGCCGCATCGCACCGTAGACGACATGTCTACAGAGTTCACCTGTTCACAGTGTGGGGAAGTAGTCGCCTATTGGTAGACCCCACTCCACAAAGCCCCCATATCAGAGCCCCGGTATCCGCCGCCCCTATAGGATACCGGGGCTCTCCCATGTCCGGCCCATATAGCCCTTGCCTATCTCCTGGCAGGGGCTACTGCCATGTTCGGAGGGATGCAGCTCTACAGCTAGGCCGGCGCACTGGCAGGGCCGCCCGTGATGGGATTGTGTGCCCCTCAGCAGCAGGGCTAGGACGGCGCTGTAAGGACTTGGCTGGGCTATTGGCACTGGGCTAGGGGCAGTGCATGGGAGGCGCTGGCAGGGCGCATAGCAGGGCCATGGGAGGGGCTAGACAGGGCAGGCAGACAGGGCATAGGGGTTTACCACGTAGCCGGGCGTGTTGAATGTGGGAATGCATTACAAACACGTTGATGTGTTGCATATGGGCCTGTTTACTCCAGTCATTCTCTAATTTATAGAGTAAAAAACACTCGTTCACAGGTGTACGGACGGACGCTCCAGCTTTTGGGCTTTGAGAGAGTAAGCCGCTCTGAAAACAGGCTGTTTTGAAACGCATTTGGCATGTTTGTAACGCATCCCCTTACCGACACGCCCGACCGCGTTGTTACCCCCGGCGTGTCGTATCCCCATGCATATGCATGCATATCCCGCTGTAATTCCATGCACCCCTGTGGATGGCCATGCAGTGAGTCGCGGTGAGTTTCAGACTTCAGCTCCAAAGTCAAGTACCCAACTGAATCACTTTCAGAGCGCCGGCGAAGGGCGCCTGGCGCTGGGGTTCGACATACTGGGATGCGCCCATGTTTTTCCCCCATAGGACGTTCCCGTTTTCCACGATCTGAAATTTTCGCGCGCGCATTTTTGCCCATAGGCCGATCCGGTAGACTGGTGCCTGCAGCATTGGCCCACGAGTGGTGCCGGGCGACTACTTCCCGCAAGGGTTACAGCACCTCGGTTGAATGGCTCGGTCAGCAGCCCGCCAATGCCGCACTGCGTTAGGCCCTCTGGCTCACCCTATCGGGGAAGAGAAGGGGGCCTTTCTGCTGCCGGCGCCAAGCTCCTGGAAACTGGGCCGCCAAACCCCTTCCTTACTGTGTGGGTGTGTACTAATCTGGAAGCACACACCAACCTAGTAAGGAGCACCACATGGCCAAGACCACTGGGCCGATCACCGTGAAGGTCCAACTGCCCGATCTGACCGTCAAGCTGCTGAACGCCGTGCGCGCGGTGATGAACGCCCCCAAGGAGTGGAAGCCCGGCGCCACGGTCACCGTGGATGAGCTCTCCACCGCCATCGCTGAGGCACTGCTTCCCGACTGGGAGCACAACGAGGAAGTCTGCGGAACCGGGCTCGTAGCCTGCCCTGACTGCGTGGAGGAATGAGCATGAACTACTTCGCACTGGCCGGCGCCATCCTCTCCACGGTCCTCGCGCTCAACAGCCTCACGCTCATCGTGGTTGCCCGGATGGGCAAGCGGAAGTGGAACGACGCCTTCTGGGGTCCGATTATCCACACCGTTCTGGTGGCCGCCTTCGCCACCGCCGCTGTCGCCTGGTTCAACGTGGCGGTGGGGGCATGAAGCGCCTCGCCATCCTGACCCTGTGTGTCCTGACTCTGGCCGGGTGCAGCCCGGCGCCCACCGTCGATCAGACCAGACAGGGCGCTGACGCAAACTACGACAGTAGCGACTTCAGTGAAGTGCAGGTCAAGCTGCGTGATGGGCGCACCGTGCTCTGCCTGAAAACCGGCAGCTACGGCGCTGTTTCCTGCGACTGGGAGGCAGCCAAGTGAGCCTCAACCCCATCTTCGACGCCACCCTGGCTGACGCGCCGGCGGACATCTTCCTGGCCAGCCCGGTCTTCCCGAATCCGGTGGTCCGTGCCATCGAGAAGCTGCAGGAGTCGCTGTTCCCCACCTTCTCGGCGCCGTTTGTCGCGGAGTTCACCGACTGGAGGGCCGTCGCGCAGCAGCCGATCTGGGCCGCAGAAGGAGTGGCATGAGCACGGCCCTCGACCTCGATCTGGACCTGCTCATAGGGGAGATGCCCGCCGTACCCTGCGAATCCAGTACCCACGATCCAGCAGATGCGGCACATGACGATGGCCCCGCCACCCACTACGTCCGAATGATCTGCCCCACCTGCGGCACCACCGTCATCAAGGCATACTGCCGGCAGTTCATCGACTTCATCTTCGGCGGCGGGAAGATCGAGCACGGCGACTGCCCAGCCCTCCCTGGAGTCGAGTGGGCCACTGTCCTTGGACCCATCGGATGAGGACGCTGCGCAAGGACAAGGGCATGTACCGCTCGATGCACCGCTACATCGTCCCCGAGAACCTGAACGGCCCCGAGCCGGAGCCCGAGTACCGCGACTGCAGCCGCTGCGGGGTCCGCCTGAACCGCACCAGCCTGCTCACCGAGTGCGAGGACTGCAAGGGCCTGAACGCCTACAAGGCCTCCAACACCCAGCAACGCTACGCGCAGGGCAACTTCCTGCCGATTGATCCCGCCTACGAGGTCTCCCTCCACTTCCCCCATGTCAACGCATCGCGTGATGACCGCACCGTGGCCACGCTGAGCGCCATGAAGATTCCGTACTTCAGCTACTACGGCACCACCGACAAGCTGGAGTGCGAGTACGCCGAGGCCCTGCCCTACGTCGGCTGGGCCGAGGAGTACCCCATCGTGCTCATCAGCGCGCACGGCCAGTACGTCGATCACTGGCGCGGATTCGCCCTCCACAAGCTGAACGCCATCCCGGCCGCCCGAGCGGCAGCCATCGCACACATCACACCCAGTGTGCCCGACTCCCAGGAGCAAGCAGCATGAACCCTAAGATACTGGACCTCTTTTGCGGCGCCGGTGGCGCGGGCATGGGCTACAAGCAGTCCGGCTTCGCCATCTACGGCGTGGACATCGAGCCACAGCCGGATTACCCCGGGGCCTTCTATCAGGGGGACGCTATCAGCGCGCTCTCCGTCCTGATCGGCGGCGGCTCGCTCCCGTTCACCCACCGCGACGGCCGGATTGAGTACGTCACCATGGCCGCTCTGGCCGCCATCCACGCCTCACCCCCGTGCCAGGCATCCTCGGCGCTGACCAAGGGCACCAACAAGGGCAAGACGTACCTCAACCTCATCCCCGCCACCCGCGCGCTACTGGCACTGTGCCGCATCCCCACCGTCATCGAAAACGTCCAGGGCTCGGACCTGCGGGCCGATTTCACCCTCTGCGGCGAAATGTTCGGCCTCGCGGTGCTCCGGCACCGGTATTTCGAGGTCTCGGGCTTCAAAACCACCCCCATCGACCACCAGCCCCACAAGGGCCGAGTCGCCGGATGGCGCCATGGCACCTACCACGACGGCCCGTATTTCGCGGTCTACGGCGACGGCGGCGGCAAGGGCTCGGTCCAGGACTGGCAAAACGCCATGGGCATCTGGTGGACCTACAACCGCAAGTCCATCGCTGAAGCCATCCCGCCCGCCTACACGCAGTTCTTGGGCAAGCAAATCATGCAACACACCACCATCGAACAGGAGCAAGCAGCATGATCGGCACCCCAACTCCGACCTTCATCCGGGCCATCCCCAAGGGCACCGGGTGGGTCAACATCCCCGGAGGCTCGCCGGCCCCGAGCGAGATGTTCTTCGATCTGACCAACGTGCCCTGGAAGGACCAGCAGGACATTCGGAAGGAGCTGGACAACCTCGGCTTCTACGTCCAGGACATCTTCTTTTCCGACCCCATGCCCATCCAGGTGGGCCTCGAAATCCGCAACCGCATCGCCAAAGAGCAGGAGAGCAGCAAATGAGCAACATCCACGTCCACTCCGCACGCACCATGGAGAAGCCAACGGCGCCGAACCAGACTCACACCGGCATCGCCATCGTATGGCCGGCATGGTTCCTCGGCAGCACGGACCCGCAGCTGCACTGCACCGCGCTGTTCCTGGGGAACACCGAGACCACCCCGTTCCGCCGGAGCACCATCGAGAACATCCTGCGCTGGAAGGGCAACGATCCCGGTCCCTGCCGCGTCACCGGCCCCGCGCTGTTCGGCAAGGAGCGCAACGTGCCCGTCCTGACCATCGAGAACCCGGAACTGCAGCAGGAGCTGGACTGGCTGGCCCGCCGCTTGGCGGCCTACGATGTCGTCAGCCCCTCCGAGTTCGGCTTCAACCCCCACGTCACCATCGCCAAGGAGGCGGCCAAGCCGTACTTCCCCCACTTCATCCAGCTGGAGGCCCCTGTCCTCTGGTGGGGAGATTCACGCCCGCTCCACAGCAAACACCAGACGGCGGTGGCGGCATGAGCGGGATGCGAATCATTATCGAGGCGCGTGAAAAGGGCGGAGTCTGCAGGATTGAGATGGACACAGCATCTGATAACTGGCTGGATGAGTCCAAGAACGACGCCGAGCGCCGTAGAGGTGTCATTGACGCCGCCAATGGCTTGCTGCGCAGCCTGAACTTGCCCGAAATCGGAGTAGGGGCATGAGGCTCCTCGAAGAAGCCCTGGCAGGCCTCAGCGGCAGTTCTGCAGTCATGGTCTTTGTCTTCTGGGGCCTTTACATCTGGGAAGGCGATGCCCGCTGGGGCAATACCGCCGGCTTGTTCCTCGTGCTGGCAATTATGGCCACCGTGGGCTCCGTTTTGGCCGGTATGAGGAAGAAATGAGCTTCCTCGACTTCCTCCAGGCAGTTCCGGCGCCCAAAGTGCTCTCGATTCGGGACCTCGATGACCTCGATAACGCCGAGCTGAAGGCTGTCCACGAGGCCCAAACCCCGGTAAAATTGAGGGATGAAGCGGCTTAGGAGGGGCGACACCACCCTCGAAATTGACGCAGGTGGTGTCCCCCGGGACGCTTCCGGGCACCGGACTGACCGGCCGGCCGTCTACCGCGAGGGAAAACGCCTTTGGCGCGAGGATGAGCGCGGTTTTGCCCTCGGTGAGCGCGTCCGGGCCATCAAGGTGTGGCACCGGATGGAGCACGGCGAGTGCGGCACCATCATGGTGATCGAGGAGGGCACGCAGCGCGACTACTATGTCCTCCCGGACAGCCTGATGCGCCAATTCTTCCGAAAACGCTCCGGCGAGTTCCTTTCGAGGATGCCCGAGCACTACCTGGAGCCCGAATAGCGTAGAATCGAAGAATAAACACCAGCCCCCTCTGGCCTAGCCAAGGGGCTGGTTTTCTTTTGCCCGGTCAAATCTAGAAAAACGCTAGACCCCGGTAGATTTTCCTAGAACTTGGGTATGGTTAGAGCGCCTTCACACCCATAGCCGTCCGCTAACCATACCTAAGCCTCCCAGGCCGGAATTACGCGGATTTCCTTGGGATTCCAGCGTCCACCACCCTCCAGCGAGACCTCGATCCGGTCCACCAGCTGGCCCAGAATCGCCCGCTTCACCTCCGGCGGCATCGCCTCCCAGTGGCCGAGCAGGTCTGCGGCCAGCTTTGAGGGCACCGGGCCTGCCTGCTGGGACTCGATGTGGTCCAGCCGGTCCTCCAGCTCCTGCTTCTCCTCGCGGAGCTTGGCGATGAGCCTGTCATGTACTTCCTTGGACACGTCACCGTCCAGGTACTTCATCGTGAGGGTGTCCACACGGGCCGCGTTCTTGGACAGGTCCGCCATTATCTTCGGCCGGGCGTCCAGCTGCTTCATCGGCTTGGCCGCTGCGAGCTCCCTGCCGGCCTGCAGGTCGATGTCGGCAGCCACCCCTTCGAGGAAGGAGACCACGGCCTCATCGACCCGGGGAGTCACCACTGCGTTGGTGTGCCCGCCCTCGCTGCGGTAGCGGGTGCAGTTGTACTTGGCCGTCCGCTGGCCGTTGCGCGCCGTGTAGGCGTTGCCTGTCATCAGCGC